AGCCGTGACGTGCCACACTTGCAAACGATTTCAGTCATCAGATATAACCTCCGCTAATCAAATCATCCGCGTCCGCCTTGTATTCTTCTATCAGGCGTTCTTTATGCAGTTTCACAGATTGTCTTACCTGCTCCGCTGAATAATGGCAGTCACGCGCAATACTCTCAAACGACGCGCCCTTGTCATGCAGGTTGCCCCACCCCGCGTCACGCTGTCTATTCCACCATCCATACGCCTTGTATTTCATTCATCACACCTCCCAAGATAATCACAGATCAGCCTGATGGCCGTGCCGTCCTCGACCATCTCACGGTCAAACTGGTAGTACCTGTACCCCATCGCCTGCGCTCCGTTGGCCTTCTCGTAGTCGCGGTGTATTCCGGCGTAACTGGTATGCCCGCGTGACGCAACGTGGGTCATGCCATTCACCTCCACAATGAGGCGCGATTCCGGCCAGCAAAAGTCAGCCAACCAGCGGCGGCTACTGTGAAAACGGTACTGCCGTTTCGGTTCGGGTACGTCGTGAGCGCGGAGTTCAAGCGCCAGCACATCTTCGAGTTCGCTCATTCTTCCGGCTCCGGTCTGCCAGAGCATTGTTGATTGCCGCGCCACCTAAAACACATAATCCCGATTAGAACGACAATCGCTATAATAACGACTGGATCAACCGTTATAGTTATCATCCCTTCTCCTTCCACGCCAGCCACGCCTCACAGATTGCGCGTTGAGGAGTGTCTGATTCTACTTCTACAATTTCGTAAGAGTTTTGAATCCACTCGCAACCCCATTTGTTCAGGGTGGGATAATATTGCAAATTAACGTCAGCCTCTTTCATCTCCTCCAGCAACTCACCGCATAACCGCCAATCGTGGGTGTAGTCGGGAGGGAAAGAGAAATACCAAAACCGACTATCCACATCGGATTTAGTCGGTCTCTGCCACATTGGGACAGCAGGCGGGGGTAAGGCTACCCACCCCTTTGCCTTGAATATCGCCTCGTTCACCTGTTCGTCAGTCCATCCAGAATAGTCAGTCATTCCAACTCCTTCATCAGCGCACGGTGTAGGGTGATGGGACAGTCGGGGGCATGGTCAATCTGTTCACCAAATCTCGCCCAGTGATGACAGCCACCACGACATACCCACTCATGAGGAAATGCCTCAATAACGTAATTAGACGCCAACCTCTCCCCGTCCTCTTTCAGCCTTGCGATAATCTCGTCACGGCGGGCTATCTCTTCCCTCGCTGACCTGTCAATGTTGCATAGTTTTTTCTCGGTTAACGCCAGCTCCTCGTCACGGCTGGCGAGTTTATGTTTTTGCTCCATACATACCGTGTTAGCGTAATGTAACTCGTTTATTCTGCGGGCGAGTTCGGCTTCTACCGCCTCCACATAATCAATCAATGTCGTTACCCCAATTGCGCTAACATCCGCTGGGTATGTTTTGGCAAGCGTGCGAAAATCTTCGTCAAGATACAGTTCGTCTTTATAATAATCAGGATTAGTATTTTCAACGGATTGCCCTGTTTTAATATCTGTTAAAACATCCTGTGTCATTGAAACATCAGATTTTGCCGGCTGGCGTGACACAATATATCTCGCAAAGTCCTCACCGCACTCTTTGCACTCGTACAATTCAAATTCAGCAGTATGAATGCACTCTACGTATTTCTCACAGTTCGGGCAAAAAACGATAGGCATCCTGTGTTCCACAATCATTTCAATATGCTGTTTCAGCCGCTTGCGGTCTTCTGGTTTCATTTATCACTCCTACTTTCCGCTTCATGCGCTCCAAGCTCCTCAATTTCAGCATCGGATAAATCACGCTTTACAACTGTGCTGGTATCGTTATCCAAATAAGCGCGGGCAGCGAGATAAAGACAATCTTCCTCGTGTCCATTTTTCGGGGCATCCAACGGAAGATACTTGTCATAATCACAGAACCTGCAACCACCTTCGTTATTGAGAAATCGCTGGATTATCTCTCGTGCAATAATATTTTTGGTTAGCGCCTCAGCCAGTATCTTTCCGCGTAAACCAACTTTTTCGGGATTGTATCCATGCTCTCTAAGATATTGATTTATTTTTTCAATTGGCATGCTATCAAATTCATCCTCCTCAAGAGATGGGTCAGCTGGTCTTTGAACTGGTTTTACATCCACGCTGACTTTGCCATCAGCAACAGCACGGTTGTAATTTGTGATGAATTGGTCAATCCGCGTGAAGGCGTCTGGAGATATTCCGTAAATACCAATCTTCGCATCCTCGTTGCTGTTATAGGTGCAACAGGCGATTACTGCTCCGATTGTCACGGTTGCCTGATTGAGCAAATCATCCGTAACATCAAAACGCTCCCGCAACTCCGCCAGCTCTGCAGTCAGACGGGCGAGTTCGGCTTGCAACTTGTCCTCGATGGGGCGGGTGTTCCAAGTAACTCGCGGGTCTTTGCCGTGCGCGTGAACTTCTGCTCCGCATACCTCGCAATGAGCAAGTTCAGCATCGCGGAGGACACTAAAACAGATATGCGGGGCATCGTTGTTTTCATCACCTTTATAATTTCCACAAAACGGACACGCTTTTAGTTCGCTCATCTCTCCTCCACGTACATCATCCCCCGCCACACGAATACCCGCTCCGGCACGCGGTCATGCCGGCTCGTGTAATGCTCAATCGCCCTGCTCTCATCGGCTTCATCCCGTACCACGTACACCCGCGCCAACACGGGTCGCTGGTCGCCCTGGTCGTTGGATAGGCGCGTGATGGCGGTCATGATTCGCGTTCCTTGTCAAAAAGTTTCTGCAATCGCCATGCTTTTTGTCGGTAGGATGTTCGGTTACTCACAATCTCAATAATTGTTGCGTCAAGGTTTCCGGCTACAATCGGCTTAACTCCGAGAATTTTTATATATCTGTCAAGCCAGTTTCTCTTGTAGGTTCTCTTGCAATGGTCAGCAAGTTTTTCCAATTCCTCGTAACTCAAATCAAGCGGTCTCGCTATCATCCCTCTGTCTCCTTTTTCGGCTTCCGTTTCAACGGCTTCCCGTCACGGTAGTACACGCCAACGGACGGGTTTTTGCTTGCCGGAGCGGTTGCCCGCTCCAGTTTCGCCACGCGCTTTTCCAGTTTCGTGATGCGCACCACGAGTTCGTCTATTTCAGTCATCACAATTTTCTTCTGCGGCGTAGTAGGGGTCTTTCCTATTCCACGAAACATTAAACTCGATGAATAACCACCCGAAAAGAAATCCCCAAGCCTCGTATTCGACGTACACTCTGAGGTAAGGAAAAATAATCCAGTCGTTGAAGTGAATATCCGGTTTCAGACCATATATAGTTTTCATCCCCATCCTCCTAAAACGGGTATTCCTGATCCGGCGCGTCCACCTTGAACCCGTCACCCTGCACGATCTCACGCGCCACCACCTCGAAGCCCGCCGCGTGTTCTGCGCCGTCCTTGTCCGTCCACTTCCTCGGCGTTTTCGCCTGACCCGTGATCGTGACAGTCGCGCCCTTTTCGAGTGCGGAGTTCGCTTCGGCTAACTGCTCCCACGCTTCACAGCGTACCCATGCCCTCTCTTTGTAGCCCGCTTCCTTGTTACCCCCCGTGTACATCCCCAGCGAGAAGGTGAGTACCGCTTTTCCTTCCGGCGTGTACCTGGATTCCGGCTTGCCGACAATTCCTGTCAGTTTGATGTTCATAGTCTCCTCTTTACACTCTCGATTACCAGCCCGACCAGCAGCGCCACGATACCGGCTGCCATAACGACACACCCCACAATCCAGATAATCGCGTATAACGTGAAGTCTCCGGTTAGTTCCATCACGCCCCGCCTCCGTAGTGTTCGATGTACCTTGCCACCTGCCGCGCGATCTCCGGGCAGCCGTTATCCCGTGCCATGATGTACAGCGCGTCCCAACTCTCGCCGTCCCATAATCCCGCGTTGAGTTCGCGCATCAAAAGGTCGCGGACTGCGATTACCTCAAATAATGCTGTCATTTCCCCGCCTCCAGTTGTTTTGTCAACTTTCCTACCGCTTCCAGGTACTTTGCGCTCACCTGTTTCACGTCAGGTAAAAGCCGGGTGTCTTCCTCAGCCCGGTTCACGAGTGAGTCGTAAATCTTGAAAAAGTGCGCCCGGTCAACGGCTATGTTTTCCGACTCCAAAAGGTGACGGTAGCCGATCACCTTGACGGCGCGCTCCACAAGGGGATGCGAGTATTCCGGGACTCGCGCGTTGAACTGGTAGCGGTAGTATTCCCCGCATAAGTTGACCTGCCTCATTGCGTCTTCCCACGCCTCGTATGCCGTAGGGATGTTATGCGCCCCGGTCATTAGTTTGTGCGCCATTTCGCGCCATTCCGCGACGGACGGGAAGAATTTACTTTCAGCCATGATCTGATGCGCCGCCGCTTCCAGAATTTCACCGGGAATATCAGCCAGTAACTTAGCGTAGAGTTTCACCGAGTCAGCCGATAATTCATAGCGCGGGTAGGCGTGCGCCAT